CCATATCGGCGTCAAATCCGGAAAGTGCAGATATCTGTTGAGCAAGCTCTGCAATCTCTCCTGCGAGTAAGCTCCTGTAAAGGAACTGCTCAGGACTCTGACAACCCGCCTTCTTAATGCTATCAGCATCTTTGAAGTTTGGTTCAATGGTATGATTTAGTACTACTAATTCATTAAAGATCTTGCTATCAAACTCAACCTTCTTATGTCTTCCAATCTTAGTAGACAATTTCTGATACTCTGAAAAATCTGGTCCAGTCATGCCTTTAATCTTGAAAGGAAACTTTGCGAGTCGCGGAGATACTATAACCTCTGCGGTTAGATTATCCACCGGGTTCTCAATTAAAAACTGAAGTAATTGACTCATATTTTTTTCCTCCTATTTCTAAATTACACTACTGGATTTCCGAAACTGTCCAGAATATCAAAATCATCAAATGTAAAGTCAATATCCTCTTCTAATACATCTGACTCAGTGTCCAGTCTTGCCAAAACCACGCTATCAATATTGCAATTGTAAAGTACCACGGTTTGCTTTCCTATTGTGGAAGTCGGGTCATCATTTACAATCGTGATATTGAAATATGTGTCTTGACCGGTCTTTGCATATTTCGCCGCCATCTGTCTAAATCTCGAAGTCACATAGTATAGAGTCATGCTGCCGGAGCCTGCCCAACCTACTCCTTTATGCTGAACTCCCCTTTTGCCAAGAGTCTTGACTTCTGTTTTATTCTTTTCGAATGTAGCTTCCAAAGTCTTGACATAAAACATATCCTCAACATTTCCGTCAATGACAGCGGTTGCTTTACCTTCCTGGCCGCTAATTGTATCTCCTGCTCTCAAGAACATATACCTTTCCTCCTCTCATTAACCGACCATTACGGTCATATAAAGTTTTTCCATGGAATCAATTGGTTGCACTGCCAAATCAACCACTAAAGCGTCAATCGCTTCCCCTGCGCTAATCTGAACATCAGTAGTCGGGTCAAAGTTCTGGATAGCAGAGATATTCTGAAGAGAGTTGAGATAATTGATGACATCAGATTTGAAGATATTTCTACCATCATCATTATTATTCACCTTGCCAATATAACTTCTTTCAAATATCAACGCCACCGAATTGTTAATCTCATCCAGAGTTCTGATAACCCTATTCTTACTAAATGGGTATCCCTTATCAGGAGTAAAGGTATGAAGAGTATTAATATCTTGCTCAACCACCACTGCTCCATCTTGTCTTGTAGATAGGATAAATTTACCACTCTGAAGACCTTCAATGATTTCCTCGTTACCATACGGAGTAACCCCATTAGGATATACGATAGACACCGCTCCTGGGATCACATGGTAAGTATTAGATTCATTAGGATTAGCACCCGCCGTCAACCCCGCCACATATGCTACAAAAGTAGTAGGTGAGATCGTCTCATCAGTTGTTTTATAACCCTGCGCTACTGAGATGATACCTTCGTAATCAGCCTCTACATTATATAGAACTGCCTGAACTTTCTTTCCAAAGGTATCTCTTTGACTCTCAATGAATGTGATAAAGTCTTGAGTCTGAGAAGAAGCATCTTGTGGAATCGCCATTGTATTCCAATTATATGCTTTGATTGCATCACGGTAATTTTTATAAGTCGCATCTGATACGGTTCCGTTAGTACCGCCTTTAAGAGTGACTCCCGCATTTGCTACCACATTACCGGTGCCGCTAAATACCACCCAATCATTATCCTCAAGAGCCCCAACAGTCGTTACTGTCTGCCTATCCTTCTCTACATTTCTAAATATCGTGATAACATCAAATGCATTCGCAGCGGTATTTTCAACCACTGATACTGAAATCTCATTACCAACAATACCTGCATATTTAGCAGTTGCCGTAAGCGGGGTCAAGACCGCAGTTGCTTTAGTCCCCCCGGTATCCAATCTATAAACAATTGCTTTGTATGCATTTTTCAATGCCTCTCTGAAGATTTGACTCTCCTCATCTAAAGCGGTATAACCAATCTTTGGTAAGCTCTTGCCGTCAATCAAATCAGTACTCAATAGCTCTGTGATTGTAGCTCCCCAGCTCATAGGTACCGGCATGGTCATAATACCACGAGTACCAAGACTGGAAAGCGGTTTAGCTACTCCTTTGAAATTGATATACGCTCCTGGTCTAATTTTATTCTGTGTTAAAAATGTTCCTCCAGCCATTTGCTTTCCTCCTTCTTTTTATTGATTAATGATATTAAGCGTTTCCATAGATGGAACTGCCGCTTCAACCATCTCAACCATCTTCATCTTGACTACATAAGTCACAAATACTTGCAATACATCATCTACTATCTTGAAACTCATCTGACTCCCCCTGATTGGTTTCATATCTTCTATCGGTTCTCCCTCGTTATCATAGCGTCCCAAGAAGATTGGGACCTCAATCTGGGTGAGATACTTAAGAAGTTTATTGCCAATGTCTGCGAGCGTCTGATAGCGTTTCAAATCATTATCCTCTGGATGATATCGAACATTCATTTGATAAACTCTCTCGTAGTTATTTCTCATCAACTTTTCCTGCTCTACATCCATCTGCCAAATGAAAAAACTTGGTTTGTCCATCCCCTGCACCATCTGCTCTTTATAGATAGTTGGGTAAATGGTAATTGGGGGTTCGCCTGATGTGACAGCAAAACTGCTTTTGATTTTTAACGATATTGCACTTTTAATGCTTTCGCCCATTATTTCTCCTACCATCAGGCTACCCCCAATCCTTTAATAAATTCTTTGAATGCCCGGTCATACCTCATAGGCAATTCCCGCTCTATCTTGTTAATTGAAATCCTTGCCATGTGATATCCCGGAACCCATCTCTCAGTCAGCATCATTCCTTTATCGTGACCCTTGATATATTTGAATTTCTTCTTTCCTACCCATTCGCCTGGTAACCATCTCTTATGCTGCATATGACCATCTTCGACAAAACTGGCGTAAATGACTGGATTGAAGATTACTACATATAAGGAATCACCTTTTCTAAATACTTGACTTAGCTCCCACCTCTCTCTCAAGTTTCCAGTGTCTACTGGGGTCAGTGACTTTGCTTGAGCTAACGCCCTTAGTCCCATCTCAGTTAGAAAGTTTCTAATAAATACCTCATGCTGCTTTTGTAAAGATTTTAATCCATCAAGTAACTTTTCAAACTCTCTTGAGTCAAATCCCATTAAGCATCACCTACCTCTATGATTTCCACCTCTTTATGCGTCACATAGATGAATGGTAGATTTGCTATCCCCTCATAACTCATCATTGTATTTCCGGACTCATCAAGTCTATTGACCACCAATCTATCTCCTTTTTGGATATCGACTGCCGGTCCGCAAAACACTTTGAGCTGTAAGTTAATCGGGTTTGAGTCTTCCAGGTCGCTCTCTGGGTAATCTCTTGATTCAAAACTCAAACGGCATTTGACTGCTGAATACAGAGGCTCTTCTGGCATCTCTATACCTTTGGTACCATCTGCATTTGTCACACTCTTGTGACGGTAGATACTCATCGTATCGGTATAGGTAGATGCAATTATTGAGCTAAAGCCCGCTATCTTCATCTACCACACCATCCTTCTGAATTTATTCAACTGTGATTGATAATTCATTACAATCTGGTCAAGGTTTGGTCTGTGACTATTTAGCACTTTTGCTCTTGAGCTGCTACCACCACCAAGTTGGATTTGGGTATCTCCTACTTTTAATGATGATACATCAGCCGCATCTGCTGCCACTTCGCCACCACTATTATTTGACTCATAATTGTATTTGATTAAATCTACCGCCATATTAGCCCAAGTATAATTTAGTGCTTTCGGTACCTCATCAATGCTACAATAGTTCTTGATTACTTGCTCAACCTCGCCAACTGCTAATGCTTTTTCCAGCTCAGTAATGGTAGCATCTGTAATCTTTAGATTTACGATTTCTAATACTGTCATTACCTCGCCTCCTTTAATTATTGAGCCTTAGCTTCAGCGATTGCTTCGATGAGCTTTTTTACTCCCCAATTACTTTTGTATTCAATACCGAGTTCATCGGCCTCATCTCTCAATAGGTCCAATTCAGATTTCTCTGGTTCTATCTCGATCTTTGGTTTTACCTCGATCTTTGGTTCCTCTTTTACCCATCCGCCTGCTTTCTTTAGGTCAGCAACATCTGAGTCACTGACCTCGAAAACAGTGTTAGGAGGATAAATTGAACCTTGATATTTTACGGTTTTACCAAATGATATCTTAGCCATTATTACCCCTCGTTTCTAAATTAAACCGCTTTGATTACGTAAACGTCATCCATTCTCTCAAATGACGGCAATACAATCTCGGAAACCACAGTCTGAACATTGACTGGATGAGGCTCTTTAATTGTCGTAATCGCAACGCCGGTATTTACTATGGACACAGATGCATTTGCAGTTCCACTCATAAGGTCAAATTCCTCAGGAGTTGTACCGTACCAAGTATTACCAAGAGCGTAAGCAGGAAGCAATGTAGCGTAACCATCTGGGAAATATTTCTGGTCTACCCCTTGCTCATCCTTAAACATCTTATCGTAAAGTGTGATGGTCAATCCGGTCTCATTCTCAATGAACTGCTTTGCGGTATTTCTTGTAACTATCATTGAAGTAGCTCCAAGAGGATTCATTGCTTTAGCAATCGACTCAGATGCAATCATACCCTTAAAAGTTGTGGTATTCATCAATACCTCTACGGGTCTGACGCCTTTAGTCTCTGCCATCTTCTCTACTGCATCAAGCAAATCATTGATTGGGTCTGATGTAGCAGCATTTGCAAGAGTCCACTTAGCCGTAGTCAATAGTTCAACATTGTTATTGGTCGCCCATTCTCCGTCAGCATCATAATCATAGTTGTAAGCAATGTCTCGACCATTTTCAGCAGTTGCTGTAATACCAATCTTACCACCGTAAAGAAGAGACATTCTCATTCTCTCGGCCTGTACCATTGCTCCATCAACCAGATTAGTAACATCATCAAAGATTCTCATAATTGTAGGTTGAGCAAATTGCTCTCCCTTAGCAAGTAGAGTCTCAATATCCTGGCGGTCCTTCTCACCGATTCTCATTGCTTCTCTAAAGAAAGGCATCTCAGTGCTGAGTTCCTTAACACCAATACGGTCTCTCAAAGGAGCCTTAGTATCAAATGCCGCAGGTTGTAATGCTACTGGCAAGTTATTTCTACCTTTAATCCATCCAAGGGTTAATCCAGTTTGTTTAGCAACTGGAAAGTATTTTGTACCAATCATCGGATCCTTCATATTTGCGTTTACATCTGTCCAATAGGATGCAATCGCTTTACTATCGAAAATATCATAAATTGATTTCATATTGTCTTTCCTCCCATCTCTCTAATATTATTAAGCCGCTGCCACTATTGCGATTGTAACTGCCGCTGCCAAAGTTTTACCGGTGCTAATAATTTCAGCATCTGGTAGTACGGTTACGCTTCCCGCCTTTGCTGCTGCCGTTTGGTCAAGAGTAAATGTTACCGTCTGACCATCTGCGGCAACCTCAATCTTGGTTACCTCTACCTCAGTGGTATCTTCACCTGTAATTGTCCAATTAGTAAGGGTCTCAGCCCCATCTCTAAATGTAGCATTAGCAAGCTTGAATACAACCGGGTCAGGGTCTGCAGTTGCTCCTACAGTGATAGCCGCTTTTGTGCCGGTAAGGGTCAATCCAATGCTAATCAATGGATTAAATGTGATTTGCTTCAGCGCGCTGATTGCATTTGCTGAAGGAACTGCAGGAAGGGCTGCTGTCTTGATGAAACCATGAATAACTACTGCCATCATAGCATCCCCATCAGTCACATCATAATCATTGAGTACAACACCGATTGCGGTTGAATTATTTGCAGGATAGATTGTACCTGCCTTTACTACATATCTTCCATCAACCAAAGTCGCAAGTCCTGGTGTATTAGCATCTGCTTTTGCATGCTTGAAACCAAGTGCTACGTAATGGTCTTGAATTGCCAGAATCTGTTTAGCTGGCGCTCCATATTCAATTTCTTTCATTTTCATAGCCATAATATGTCTTCCTCCTTTTAATTAGTTCCGGATTCTCCGGTAGGTTTTAC